TCAAACGCAGAGACCACCCTGATTTGGTCATCTCCCATTATGCGAGAATTATGAAGTTTGAAAAGAGTGAAATTTGCCACGAGTGTAGAAGCAATGACATTACTACGTTTGTCGAAGATGATATCCTTTGGAGTCTCATCGTCTACCCATAGTTCGCTTTTTCGAAGCAGGTCCAGGTTCTTTTTGTTGGCGTAGACATTGCATCTGATAAATTCAGATTGCTTGCCGTGTTTTTCAATGCAGGCGTTCTGAAGTTCATTCTTCAGCTCTAGTATCGCTGCGACAAGGTCTTCAGCATTATTGTTGATGCGCCAGGAGATCGTTGCATCCATGTCACTTCATTCCTGTGGAGCCGAAGCCGCCAGTGCCTCGATCAGTGTCAGATAATTCATCAACGGCCCTGAATATAACCTGCGTCACCGGAGCAATGACAAGCTGAGCTATTCTGTCTCCCACAGAAATACTGTAATCTGCTGTGCCGTGGTTAATCAGAAGCACCTTGATCTCCCCACGATAATCAGAGTCTATGCAACCAGGCGAATTGAGAACAGTGACGCCACTCTTCATGGCCAGGCCTGACCTTGGTCTGATTTGACATTCATGGTCTGCAGGAACTTCAAGGAAAATTCCTGTAGAAATAGAAAGCCATTCCCCTGGATGAATTATTGCATTTTCTGCTGAGCAAACGTCAGCACCTGCGGCGCCTGATGTTTTATACTCAGGCGCCGCAACTCCTTCGACATTTTTAATACGAACTACTGGTCTCTCAGCCATCGACTGACTCCTCCTCTGGATTTGAGGCATCGGCAATCTCGGTGCTTGAGTTGATGGTCAGCGCCGCCTCGATGATCTTGTGAATATATGGAGAGAAATTTTCGTCACGAAGTAGGGCACCGAATTCTGATTTGTAGAACTTCTTCTCCGCTATGACCTCACCTGTTTTGATGTCGTTGACAAGCAGCTCTTTCCATGCTCCCGTACCTGAAATTTTTGCCTTCAGGCGAGTCGCAGTCTTCCCACTTCCCCAGTCAAATTCGACGACTGAGGCTTCACAGTGTGACCTGCACTCGTCGAAGATATATTCGTCTTCCACGATTCCTTTGCCAAAGATGATGTCGAACTCGCACTTACGGAACGGAGCTGCGACCTTGTTCTTCTTTATGGTGATTGTGGTGTGAATGCCAATGATGTTGCCTGCCTTGTCTTTCACCTGCGCACCGCTGCCCAGTCGAATACGAACTGACGCGTGGAATGGAATTGCCTTGCCTCCAGGGGTGACAGCTGGATCACCATGAAGAACGCCGATGTTATCACGCAACTGATTGAGGCATAGCAGCGTGACATTGTTCTGTCCAATGACACCTGTGATCTTACGCATGCCTTTCGAGATGACCCTCGCCTGCAGACCCATACTATTCTGATCATACTCGCCGTCGAGTTCAGCCTTAGGTGAGGTTGCGGCCACGGAGTCCCAAATGACAAGGATGGGGACCTTCTTGTCGAGGACCTGTTTTGCCTTGAGGATGGTGGACTCTATGATGGCAAAGACCTCCTCAGTGCAGTGTGAATCGCAATAGACAAAACGACGCCGGACATCAATTCCCATGTCGGCAAGTTTAGCAACAGGGGTGGCATTCTCAGTGTCTATGTAAACCACCAATCCACCCATCTTCTGGGTGACAGCCGCGGCATGATATGCCAAGTGCGACTTACCTGATGATGGCTGGCCTGATATCTCTATGATGCGACCCTCTGGATATCCGCCGCCAATGGCGTTGCGGATGGCATAGTTGAGTTGCACTGAGCCTGTGTCAATCCATCGTTTTACGACAGTGGGGGCATCTGATTCGCTGAGGTTATAGGCGATTCTTTGTCCAAACTCTTTATTGATGTCTCGAATTAGCGATCCCATCATCGCATCGACATCATCATCTGACTTCTTGACCGTCTCTGTCTCTTCCAATTTAATTTTTGCCATCTGATTCCTTCATTTTAAATGCAACAACGGCGGTGGCAGACAAAAGATCTGCCACCGCCGTTTTTCAATCAGTCTTCGTTCATCAGATCTTCAAATGCAGCATCAAGGGTGGAGCTCTTCTTCTCCTCTTTTGCCTTCGGCTTCTTGTCGACAACAGGTGCTACAACAGTTGCAGTGGTCGTTGGCTTCAACTCTGAAGCCAACTCATCGAGGTTATCTTTTGGAGATTCTCCTCGAACTGCTCCGCCACCTTGATACTCCTCGACAGAAGGTCCACCGGTGCCACCATTGAGCCAATTGCTCAAAATTCCTTCGATCTCTTGATATGTCTTGGGACGATACATGTCATCAATGTTAGGAATCGAGTCAGTCCACTTTTGAAGGAGGACAGGGTCCTCATGAAGCTTGGAAGGACGTCGAGCAGGATCTACCATGGTGTCCATGAACTGCTTGCCTGGCGATTGTGACAGTGTCACCTTGAGGTCGAAGCCTTCTGTTGGTGAGAGGATGTCGCCGACCTCATCGTCAAGGAAAAATGAAAGCATTCGCTGATAAACGATCTTTCCAAATGCCCAGACCATGACCCCCTTATCCTCCTGTCCACGAACGATGACAGGTGTATAACATCGCATCTTTGCCTGCAGCTTCTTGGCAAGGGTACGATCATCGGGTTTACCGCTGCTATAGAGCTTTTTAACAAGCTCATCAATTGGATCAGGCTTACCAAACTGCTTCGGTGAAAGAATACCTGCATTCTCGCCGATGTAATAGAACCAGCGTTCTGTGAACGGCTGTCCGTCAGGAGAATTCTTCCAAGGCAGACACCTGATCTTGTGCTCACCAATTGTGGGCTTCCAAAGTTGGACAGATGATGTCCGCTTCACGCCACTAAGTTCTGCAACACGTCGCTTGATTGCTTCTAAATCAATAGCCATATTCCAATTCCTCTTCCTCAATAAAAAATTGACTTAGACAGAACTTTGAAGCACCGTGCTTCAAACATTCATGCCGACGTCAACTTCATAAACCTAATCCGCGAGCCTTCAAATGTTTTTGATGATGAATTTTATTTCATCATCGGTGGATTGGCTCACTTCCACACTGCGAATGACTTACGATTCTTCCTCTTTTTCTTGCCTGCGCCAGGACCTTTCATATCCTCCGAAGATAGGCCAAGTGGACCTGTGAAGCCACCGCCACCGCCCAAAGATCCGCCGACGGTGCTCATCTCATCGACAGCTTCCTCGGACTCGTCTTTTGGCTTCTTACGAATGCCCTTGTGCCCTTGCGAAGTAACAAGCTGATTGGCGACTCTTGGGTTCTCAGAGAGCACAACTTCTATCACTTCGGAGATATAACGTCGCAGCATTTCATTCATGTCATAATTATGCAGAAGTGTCACATCGTGACGGCATCCTTTTCCTGTTTTGTCGAAATAAGATCAGCCATGTGGACGGCATCTGCGAGCCGCGGTTCCTTCAATTTATAAGGTGCATTTTCAGCAGCGTATTGTCCATCATTGAGCATAATTGCAAGAAATTCATCTTGCGTCAATTTGAGGCCAAAGTGCTGACATAGCCAGACGCCGCGGTGGGGCACAGTCATGTACTGCATCTGCTTATTGTATTTATACATTTCACCGAGCTTATCGCGATGCCAATCTGAGTCCTGCGGAATGTAATAATCACTTTCATGATCTCCGCATTTTCCAAGATCGTGGAAAAGTGTGCCGATGATCATCGAGTCTTTAGGAAGATCCCACCCGAAAGCCTTGGATAGCTTCAGCGAATTCGTCAGGACACGAAGAGAATGATCGATGAGTCCACCTGCAAATGCATTGTGATAATCAATCCTAGCAGCCGCCGGACAGATGGCTAATCTGTCTCCTAATGAGTCGACAAGATTGAGAGCAGCTTCTGATCGTTCACCGATCTTCTCCAAGAGAGATCTATACTTGTCAAAGTTCTCAACAATTTGTTCAGGTGTAAGCGTCTTCGTTGTCATGCTCTTCATTATCTCTTTCTTCGTGCTTCTTGTTCAAAGCATTTTGCTTTCTAGTTTCCCACCCTTTTTTGGCACGTAAAAGCCACTCTTCACGTGTAACTTTTGAGTTAGCTTCTCTAACAGATTTAATCCATGTTCCGTTCTCGACACGGACCTGTGCTATTTTCTGAGCTCTGTCAGAAACTTTATCCGGGTTATTCTCACACCACGATGAAACTGCATCACTTATTTTTGAGGAATACTCTTCCTTGAAGGCTGGGTCTGCTAAGCGTTTGAGGAAAGCAGCACCACCCAGTTTGGCTTTCTCTAGCATTAGTTGCTGGAGGCTCTCTTTGTATTTTTCATCTGCTTCTGCCTTTGCCTGCATTGTTGCCCATCCATTTTTCGCTCTGCGGCTTGGCAATCCAGGATCGTCTCTGTCGCGCTTCTTTGCTCTTTCTGAGAGCAGCTTTCTTTCTTCGTCTGTATAGACATGTCTATCGTGATACGATCTAGACGTTGACCTTAGTTTTTCCTTTGTTTCAGACGAAGTAACATACAAGCCTTTTGATCTCCCACCCTTGCCGCCAATATCGAAGTTCATACCTCCAAAAGCCACGTTAGTTTTGTGCTCGACGATTAGGGCGACTTCGCATTGATTCATCTCTTCTTCCGAAGAGCAACGCTGAAGCATTCTTACTTTGCAATTATCCACACCGTGTCGGGCAATCAGATAGTCAATCTTGAGATCTTTCTTGTTTGCACGACCTTCAAGGATTGCTTTGACACGTTTTAGATGACCTGTGTGTCGTTTATCGACACCGTATTTGGACTTACCGACATAAACATCTCTGCCTTGGCATGACTCACAATGGCAGCTATAACAGTAGACAACATAATCAACAAGTGGCATGATGGATCAAACCTCCTGGGTATACCTATCTGTCAGATATGATTTGACGCGATTGCTTCAGCACGGTCTCCTAGCTTCTCACATAGGGATCGATATTTATCGAAGTTCTCAGCAATTTGTTCAGGGGTTAGTGACATACGACAATCATACGTTGACGTGTCGATGATGTTCAAGAATTACTTGCGGCGACCAGCACCCATCTTCAAATCTCCGGGATTGCCCCATGCACGACCACTGCCGATGGCACCAATTCCTCCGCCGGATGATGTGAATCCACCTGATCCGAATCCTGAGCCTCCACCGCCACTATTTGCGAAAGGATGCGTTCCGAGGGCAGTCTTATAACCTCGCGTCTGCTTTATAGGTTTACGTCCGACGAAAGTAAATCCGATGGCCTCCAGCTCTTTCTTGACATTGTTAACGTCAATCTGAGAAGGTTCGGTGAGGTCTCTACGGTTTAAGCGAACGGAGGAGATGTTACGGGCCAGTGCCTGTAATTCTGCGAACCCATATTCGTATTCATCGTTGTCCAATTTGAAATCTGTAAACGACTTAACATCGCGCATTTGTGGCTCGCTGCGAAGTTCGTCTATCTCTGACTCAGCTTCTGCCTCAAGGGCCTCTGAAATTACGGATCTTAATTGTCGAAGTCTTTTCATTGACTCGACTGTTACAGCTTTTATAGGCTTTTGCAATTCAGCACTTAAATCTTCAAGTGCATCTTGCACAGACTTTATTTGTTCAATATCTATCTCATCAGTGGGAAGATCTTTTAACATATCTTCAAGGTCATAATAAGCGTCGGCCTTTGCTGGGTCATTTAAACCTAAGATAAATTTGTCATTTATTCCGATGCTACTTTTTGCCATGTCGAGTGAGTCAAGGGCAGCTTCAACATCCGGCAGCGTTGTGGCACGGCGGAGCTCATCTTTGGCTTTGTAATCTCCTAAATAATATTGCACATCTTCAAGAGATGTTGGCGCGATGTTATCCTCATTCAGCGCTCTTCTTGTCTCTTCTTTAATAATTTGACGAAGCTGTGATAATCTAATTCTCATTCATTAATCCTGCTATCAAGTAATGATTAAATATGTTCATTAGACAATTTGTTCATACTTCAGCGGAAATTGGTGCCGATAGGCAGGAACTGAAACAGATGTGCAACCCTGGACATCAGCAATCCTATCACCTCTGACATCCAAGATAATTGCATCATGAAGCACGAAGAGGGGTCGCACGCCATCGGGTCCTAACCCCTGCAAGATGGTGTCGAAACCTTGCAAGGAAA